CAAGTACGGTAAACCTGACATGAAAACCTTTCGTCCGTGGCGCATTGCTGCTTTAGATATGGTTAATCCAGTTGTGAATTACCAACAAGATATCCTAGACCACTGTGAAGATTCATTCTTTGCGGAGATACTAGAGGGTCTTGTTGATGTTTCAGATCTGCATGTATATGATACTTTTACAGCCATAAATGGTGCCAAAGGTGTTGCTTATGTTGATAAATTGAATCGCAATACCAGTGCTGGCAATCCTTGGAAAAAGGGAAAGAAACATTTTTTGTTTGCAATTCCTGAGCAGCATGAATTGATGCACCCCGTTGATATCACTGATGAAATTCGTGATAATATGGAAACAATAATTGAAGGGTACCATAGACGTGAACGCCAATATCCCAATTACTGTGCTCATCTTAAGGATGAGGCTGTTTCTTTTAAGAAAGTAGCCTCTGGAAAGACCCGAGTTTTCGTTGGTGCTCCAATGGATTGGAGTTTGGTTGTCCGTAAATATCTACTATCTGTAGTGCGGAAAATCCAATTGAACCAAGAAGTTTTTGAGTCTGCCCCCGGAATTGTTGCACAATCCCCACAATGGACTAGATTGTATAAATACATTACAAAGTTCGGTGAGGATCGTGTTATTGCTGGAGACTATCGTGCTTTCGATAAGACAATGCCCCCCGCTTTTATCCTGGCAGCGTTCAAGATAATCAAGCGTTTGTGTGCGGCCTCTGGCAATTATACAGAAAATGATCTTTCCGTCATTGATGGAATAGCCCAAGATGTAGCGTTCCCAATGGTTGACTATAATGGAGATATGATCGAATTTTACGGAACCAACCCTTCAGGTCATCCCTTGACTGTTATCATCAATGGTCTTGTTAATGCTTTATACATGAGATATGTTTATGTCGTTCTGAATCCCAAGCATACATGCCAAGATTATAAGAATTTTGTGGCTCTCATGACATACGGTGATGACAATATCATGTCCGCATCGAAAGAAGTGGAATGGTACAATCACACAGCGATCTCAGAAGTTTTTGCCCATATGGGCATAACTTATACCATGGCTGATAAAGAAGCAAAGAGTATACCTTTTATAAATATCTCTGAAGCCAGTTTCTTAAAACGAACTTGGATTTTCAATGAAGAATTAGGGTATCATTTGGCTCCTTTGGAGGCTGAATCTATTGAGAAAAGTCTTATGGTTTGGACTCGTTCCAAATCCATAGGTAAAGAAGAGCAGATGGTAGCTATCATTGGCACAGCTGTGCGCGAGTATTTCTTCTATGGGAGAGAAGAATTCGAATTCAGACGCGACCTTTTTATTAAGGTGGTGGAAGAACTCGATTTAAAAGAGTGGGTGCAGGAAAGCACTTTCCCAACTTGGTCTCAATTGGTTGATGATTACCTTAGTGGTGCATCTACTAAAAGAGCCTAATTTTCCTGCTGTGGGTTCCTGATCTCTCTCACTTTAATCTAAATGAGATCTGAGATGTTACTACCATTACATCTCTCCTGGGTGACACCCAGGGACTTGCTTTAGTCTAATAAGCTACTGCATTTTATTATTATCTATTGAAAACAATAAAAAGGCGGACCGTCCGAGTAAACGAGTCGATGCGCGTACTGTGCAAAACAGTACCCCGCGAGAGGAGGGATTCCTCTCAAGTTATGTGTCCCTTTCAAGGACACCAAGTTATCACTGTCCCAGTTGTATAATCCAATCATATCCAGAATATGTTCTTCAGTCTCAACCTACTGAGGTCACTTCGACCACTATGGGTGATGAACAGCAAGAAAATGTATCCTTTTTGGGAGATGAGATGTCTAAGACAAACGACATTCCATCGACCTTTAAAGATTACATGGTCGATAAAGCTGATACTGCAGCCCTAGCTAATTTTTTGAGCAGACCAGTGTTGATTAAAAGTTACATCTGGACAGAAGCCAATATTCTCAATGAATCTTTTGAACCATGGTACGAATATTTTAATAATGCTATCATTAAGAAGAAATTAGACAATTTTTATCTCTTGCGATGTAATTTGCGTCTTAAGTTTGTTATTAATGCTTCACCGTTTTATTATTCTGTGGTCATGGTATCATATAGACCATTGACCTCTACAGCTAGTGGTGGCTTTGATCCCTGTCCTGTAGTTTCAGGTCTCGGGCTCGAGCCTCTCACTAATTTCGGAAGGAGCCAGCGACCAAAAATTTTCATGTACCCACAGAATTCTGAAGGAGGTGAAATGAAGCTACCTTTCTTTTATCATAAGGATTGGCTTCGAGCTACTAGCGCATTAGATTTGCAGGAAATGGGGACCATTAATATGGATACCCTTGATATTCCGTTATTAAATGCAAATAGTGTCTCTGGCGGCAATGTCGACATCCAAGTCTATGCTTGGACTGAAGATCTAGAATTGGCTGGGCCTACGAATAGTGTTTCTGTTCAATCTCAGCCAGTTAAAGATGAATACAGTCATTCCGGTGTCATTTCAGCTCCTGCGTCAGCAGTTGCATCCATGATGGGTAAGCTTAGTAATGTTCCAATTATTGGACCTTTTGCTACTGCAACCTCCATGATTGCTTCTGGTGTGTCTGGTTTAGCTGGATTGTTTGGATATACCAATGTACCAGTTATAGATGATGTTCATGCTTATAAAGGGCAACCTTTCCCACATATGTCCACCACACAAATAGGTGTACCATGTGAGAAATTAACCCTAGACCCCAAAAATGAACTATCTATTGATCCTAAAATCAATGGAGTAGATCTCGGGGATGAAATGATGATCAAAGCTATAGCCACACGAGAAGTTTACTATGGTTCCTATGATTGGACTGCCACTAGAGTCACCGATGATTTACTCATCTCGGCTCGTGTACATCCTGGGGTCTATAGGATTGCGACTATTTCTGGTGTTAGATATTTTCAAGCTTCACCAGCATATATGATTGGTGAAATGTTTAAATATTGGCGAGGTGATATGATATATAGATTCAAAATTATTTGCACTAAATATCATAGAGGTCGCTTGCGTATTACATGGGATCCAGTTTCATCTATTGCTTTTAATAGTGATACAACAACTTCTTGTTACAATCAAATTGTTGATATTACCAAAGAGACCGATGTTGAATTCGTTGTACCATACACTCAGGCTACTTCATACAGAGAGATAGCTACATCGCGTATTGTTACGTGGGTTAGCGGATCGGCTCTTGGAGCCGATTTATCGAATATTAATGGTGTTTTGACAGTGAGGGTTCTCAATAGTCAAACTTCACCTGAACTTTCAGCCGATATTAAAATTTTGGTTTTTGTTCGACCTGCCGATAATATAAAATTTGCTAATCCTAAACCATTGATTGGAGATTTAACTCCTTACACAGTTCAGTCCCAACCTATGGAGTATGATGATCCATCGAGATATAATATGGGATTAAAGCCTTCAATGGCTTCTAATAATCTCACACTCATCTACAACGGAGAAGATATCCAATCACTCAGACAATTGATGCGGAGACAAAATTTTATCTATTCCACTCTCATTGATCGAGCTTATGCAAATAGTGCCTATTTCAATAGGATTGTGCAACCTAGAATGCCATTATATTATGGTTTTGATGGCAATGGCATCCATGTAGCTAATACAACTTTATCTGCTGGAACTGCAGCATTCAATTTTGTTAATAGTTCTATCCTGAATTGGATAAACCAATGCTACGTGGCCCATAAAGGGAGTGTTATTTGGAATATCAATGTAGGAAATCAGAATAATTCCGATAATTTCGATCTTACAGCGTCGCGGGACAACCTAGCACTTTCCTTACCCAACTATAATCTTACAGATTATACTGTTATGGGGGTGAATAGTACACCTGCTGCTTCTATCAAGTATCGAAATAATGGATTTGGAGGCATTAGTATGACCAATCAGAATACCCAATCTGGTCTAAATGTCTCTGTTCCCATGTATTCTAATTTGAAATTTTTACCAAATGGCATATCTGCGAGAACACTAGGAGAAAGTGAGTATGGTACGAATACCGATACTTGGACTACTACCATATGTTCACTATCATCAGATGGCACCCCTACAAATGACCTCGCTCTTGTAGATTTCTATTGTGGTATCGGCACCGATTTCTCTAGCATATTTTTCCTCAACGTTCCTACATTGTACGTTCTGACTAATATGCCTGTCGCAGTTTAAATGATAACTTATGAGGTTTAATAGTATTCCTCTGGAAAAATACTATGTAGAGGTTTAGTGATGTTCCTTTGGCAAAACATCACATTATGGGTTTAATACTGTTCCCATCAAAAAACAGTATGTTTGTATATTATGTATATTTTGTATATTTTAAAGAAAAAATCTAAAAAACTAAAAAATAAATTAAAATCAAACAGGTTTAGTGCCTTTCCTTTGGA